CAGCAAGGGGCAAACCCTGCGCGAGTGGTTGAGTGCGTACCTGCGGCACCTGCGCGCCAACGCCCAAGGTCGCGGGGAAGACGGCGAAGAGCCCAGCGAGTTAACCCGTGCGCGGATCCGCGAAGCCAACGCCAAGGCCCACAAAGCCGAGGTCGAGACGGCCCGCGAGTTGGGTTACCTGGTGCTGGAGTCAGACGTCAAGCGGTCGCTCAGCAACTGGGCGGCGCGCGGGAGCCTGGCGTTGAACGCGGCGGAGCGCCGCATCAGCGAGGGCCTGCGCAGCGAGTTCGGGATGGTTTTGGAGAGTCGTCATGTCAGCGATCACATACGCGATGCCCAACGAAGTATTGCAGCCTACGCGCATGAACTTAGCGCGCTTACTGCTGCAGGTAGGCTTGGAGTGGGCGCCGCGGGTGCAGATCCCGACGACGCAGTTTGCGGAGACCAAGCTCTACCTGGCCCCGGAGACCAGTGAGCAGCACGGCCTGTTCAGCCTCTACTACGCCCCGGCCCTCTACGGCATCTTCGCCGCGCTGGACGATCCGGCCACCACCGACGTGGTGTGCATGAAGAGCGCGCAACAGGCGTGGACGACCGGCCTCATTGCCTACCTCGCCAACCGCATCTGCAACGCCCCCTGCGCCATGATCGGCCTGTTCGAAAGCGACGGTGCCGCGCGCGACTTCCACGACGAGAAGCTGGTGCCGATCATCCTGAACACCCCGGCCTTGCTCGCCCGCATCAACGTGAGCAAGTCCCGCACCGCCGGCAACCGCAGTGACTTCAAGTCGTTCCCCGGCGGCTTCCTCAAGCTGGGTGGCTCCGGGCAGATCCGTAAAGTCAAATCCACCTCCGCCGGTGTGCTCTTCGTCGAAGAGCCCGACGACGCCAAGGAGAATGTTCGCGACCAAGGGTCCGCGATTCAACTGCTCTGGGAGCGGAGCAAGCGGAGAACCGATGTCAAGCGCATCATCGGGGGCACGCCGAGCCTCAAAGGCCTGTCGCAGATCGAGCACCGCATCAACTTGACCGATCGGCGCGTCCTGCCCGTGCGCTGTCACGCCTGCCACGAGTCCCACGTCCTCGACCTGGAGCATGTCACTTGGCAGGATCACGACCGCGAGCCCCATCCCATCTACGGCACCGCCGACCCCGACACGGCCGTCTACACCTGCCCCCACTGCGGCACCCCGTGGGATGACTACCAGCGCCAGCAGAACATCCGCACCACCGTGGCGGACGCCATCGCCGCCGGGGACCCGCTGTGTGGCTGGACCCCCACCCGCGAGACCCGCGGCGCCGCCGGCTTTACCGAGCTGAACGAAGGCTACTCCTGCCTCCCTGGCGCCGGCATGGCCGCCTACGTCCGCGACCGCCTGGAGGCCGAACACGCGCTCCGGCTGGGCGATCAGACCAAGATGATCGTCCACATCAACAGCAAGCACGGCCGCCCCTACGCGTTCGTCGGCGACCAAGCCCAGTCCGAAGCGCTCAAAGCCAACGCGCTCGACTATCCCGAGGGGCAACCGCCGGCCGGTGCGCTCGCCCTGGTCGGCTCCGTGGACGTCCAGAATAACCGCCTGTCGGTCCTACTGCGCGCCTATGGCCGCGACAACTGCTCGTGGCTCGTGCTGTGGACCGAGCCCGCGGCGGCCGTCAGCACCACCAACATCCAGGACCCGGTGTGGGAGGAACTTGACCGCCTCCTCTTTGCCCCCTACGTGACCGCGGACGGCATCCCCCTGTACGCCAAAGCCGTCTCCCTGGACACCGGCGACGGGGGCACCAACGACGCCGTCTACGCCTGGATATCCAGCCGCAAGCGGCAACATGCGGGCGTCGAACTGATGGCCATCAAGGGCGCCAGCGTGGACCGCGAGATCTACAGCCCCCCCAAGGCCGCGGCCGTCAACCCCATCAACCCGGCGCGCCACACCAAGGCGGACCGCTGGGGCCTGCGCATCCACGAAGTCGGCACCTGGCGGGCCAAGGACTACCTGGCCGCCCGCTGGAAGCTCGAAGCCCAGGGCCAGGGCCGTCACCACGCCTATGCCGAGGTGCGCGCCGACTACTGGGATCAGATCCTGAGCGAGGTCAAAGCCCCCTCGCGCACCCAGCGCGGCAAGCTCACCTGGCAACCCAAGGTCGGCGTACCCCACGAAGCCCTCGACCTCGAGGTCTACGCCGAACATGCCGCCCGCGCCCTCAAGCTGCACATCCGCACCCCGGCGCAATGGCAAGCCGAAGAGGCGCGGTTACGCCAGCACGTGCTGCTGCTGCCCGTCTCCCCACAGGCGGAGCGGTTGCCCGTTTCCCGCGAAACCATGCCCCCGGTCGCCGCGCCGCCCCCGCGCACTGAGCGCTTCCGGGCCTTCTGATGGACCGCACCGCCTTCCGCAACGCCCTGCACCATGTGGGCCTGACCACCGGCGAGTTTGCCGACCTGGTCGCGGTCAACACCAAGACCGTCTACGACTGGGGCGGCCGGTTGCCGGTCCCGCGCAACATCCGCCTCATCCTGATGTTGCTCCAGGAGCGGGGCGGGGCCCATGGGTTGGGCGGACGCCCGCCGGCGGATCGGTTGCCGTTGGTCAAGCGGCTGTGCGCGCCGCCGGTTGGCGATGATGTGAGCGCCGGGGGCCGGTCTTGACCCTGCCAGTGGTCAGGTTTAGCGTTGAGCGGCCGCCGGTGTGGCGGCGTATGCATGGGAGTGACACTGATGGAAATGCTGTTCTGGCCCTTGTTGGGCGCCGTGATCGGCATCTCGGCCGGCATGAAGCGCGGGTTCAATCTGGCCGGGTCTGCGCTTGGCGGGGCGCTGCTGGGGCCGCTGGCCTTCTTGATGTTCTTTATGAGCGGGCTGGTGTCCCGGTCGGAGAAGCGGGTCAAGTGCCCCTTCTGTGCGGAATTCGTGCGGCCGGAAGCGCTGGTGTGCAAGCACTGCCATCGCGACCTGACCGAGTCCCCGCGCGCAACGGTCCCCGGCGCTGGCCGGCCGTCCCCGGCGCTCAAGACCGCCGTCCCCCGTCCGGACGGCAAGAACCTGCGCTGCGGCAATGCCGCCTGTGGGCGCCTGTTGCAGAATCCGACTGAGCCCTGTTCGCATTGCGGCACGCTCCCCGTGCGGGCTTGACCCCAGGTCACCGCGGGGCTAGGTCACCAGCCGTCCGACTGGCTGCGCATCGAGCAGACCAAGGCCCTGATCGACGAGCTACGCAAGCCCTTGATTCTCTCGGTTCCGGGAATTCCCGGAACCGAGAGAATCAATATGTTAGAGCCGATCGTCACGGCCCAAGGATTTGGCGTTCAAGGCACCTTCGTGGTGAAAGAGTTGGTCTACTCCTACGCCATGTGGATCAGCCCGGTGTTGTCGCCCACCAGGCTGCCCGCGCACTGCGGGGCAAAAAAAAGGGGCAGATTGCGCTGCCCCTCGTGGCTACTTGGCAGCAGCCACACTGGTCATCGCCTTAGAACAGGCTCATCTGACCAGGATGTGAGCGCCAATGTTGGCAAACGTTTTCCCACCGCCCGAAGCGGAACCGGACATAGGCGTTCACAAACACGCTCCTAACGTTTGAGTAAGCCATGGTAGGCCCTCCCTTACGCAGGGTTGGAGGGTGTTGGCTTGCCCAAATCCGAGTTATCGCACTATACTGCGCTGTCTTACCCAAGACGGTGCGCGTGGATTTGGGTGGCAAGGTCGACCCTCGTTCACCTCACCAATAAGCCAGGAAGTGTGCTACCACTTCCTGCGCTTATTCTCTTCTAGCGAAACGAGTTATCCGTATTGTCCCGCTTCCTCCCCGGCCCCGATCAGGCCGTCTCGCTTCAGCCGATCAAGCCGGTACGTCGATGCTGTGACGCTGGTGCCGCACAGCCAGGCGAGATGCTCAGCCGATATGGCGACCCGGCAGGCGGCGATCGGCATCATGATGGCTGCGGTCAGGGCCTTGGCCTGCCACTCTGAATCCTCGCAAAACCGATGCTGGCCCAACACCGCCCCGCGATGGAGCGTGACGGCATGCTGCAGCACTGAGTGCGAGAGCTCGTGAATCACGGTGCTGCGCCCGTACACGTGGTCTTTGTGCAGCAGGTCGTAGATGTCATCGCGGAAGACGATGAGGCTTTGCTCGGGGATCGTGAACGCCGCACAGTCGTCTAAGGTTTTCGTCGTTTCGACCTTGAGTCGAAAGCCGGCCCTGATCAGTGTGTTCTCAAGGATGCGCACACAGTCGAGCTTGTAGGGTTCCAACGGGGCCAGCGGCAGGTGGCCGTCGAGCTGGCGCGCGACCTGTTCCAGGCTCGCGTAGCTCTGCGCGGCAACCTTTAGGCCGGAAGGCGTGCTGGGCTGGCCGTTTCTGAACAGCATCGTCATGCATTCAGTCCTCTTGTGGTTGTTCCTTGATCCATTTCAGGAGTTCTGGGGGGGGCGTTGTCCCGCTGCTGATCCTGCGCGCGAACGCGGCGACGAGCCCGCGAGCTTGAGGATCAAAATCATCCATGTTCACAATGTCCCTCGACTGCTGGGCCGCGATGCGCAGATCCTGACGTTGTTGCGGGGTGGCCTTATCGGAGAAAAATGCCAGCGCAGCGTCAACGTGTTTCTCGGACAGGCGCTTCTCGCCGTACTCGAGCGCGCTCAAGTGGGCTGAACTGATACCCATCCCCTGGGCCATCGCCTTCAACGACAGGTCGGCGCGCATCCTCAGGAGTCGCGCGGCTTCTCCAAACGGTGTGAGTTTCACGACAGGACCCCCTCGTAGTCAGTTCGTTGCCTATCAAGTAGTTTTCTATTTAGAAAAGATTTTATCACGGAGGAAAATCTTGATCAAGCCCGGAGATCGCGTCATGTGTGCGTGTCACCACCCGAATTCGGCTACCGCCAAATTCTGGCTTGACAGCGCTAAATAAAGCGTTCAAGGAGGCCGGGGCGTCCGGAGCGGGTCCGCTCCCTTCACGTTCGCCCAAAATTCCGTGAAACACGGAAAAAATTCCGTGTTTCACGGAAAACGCCGCCGGCCAAACCGCGCAGACTATTGTGCATGGCCGATCTTGAAACCGAACTCACCACCGCCCGCGCCCACCTGGCCGCGTGGCTCGCCGCGTCGCTCAAAGTCGCGCAAGGGCAAGCCGTGTCGCTGTCCGGTCCGCTCGGCAGCAACAGCCTGACGCGCGCCCCCTTAGCCGACATTCACGAACAGATCAAATATTGGAAAGCCGAGGTCGAGCGCCTCGAACGCGCGGGCACGATCACGCGGACCGGGATCGGCTGCCAGCGGATCATCCTGCATGGCTAAGCCCCGTCCCCCGCGCGTCCCCAAGAACGACCCGCGCCTCAAGGCACTGGCCCGCGAGTTGGACATCAAGCCCAAACAGGCGCGCGCCCTCATCGGGGCCTATACCGGCGGCTACAAGGGCGCCGACTTCAGCCGCGATGCGCTGGCCGGCTGGCACATCGCCCGCGGCACGCCCGATGAACTGATCGGCCGCGACCGCCCGAACCTGCTTCGCGCCCATGGCGACCTGAACCGCAACCATCCCCTGGTCGCGGGCATGACCAGCAACTATGCGCTGGGCGTGGTGGGGACCGGGCTGTCGTATCACGCGGCGATCGACCGCGAGTATCTCGGGCTGGAGGAAAAATACGCCGACGCCTGGGAAATCCTCGCCGAATTCTATTTCGGGCTGTGGGCCGCGTCGAAAGACTGCGATGTGCGCCGCTCGCTCGACTTCTACCAGCAGCAAGACTTGGCCCTGCGCGAGGAATTGGGCGGGGATCACTTCGTCCAGCTCTGTCAGGTGCAAGGGCGGGGCCTGCCGTTCCGGCTCGCCCTGCAACACATTGCCGGCGCGCGGGTGTGCAATCCCAATCAGATGCAAGACAGTCGGACCCTGGTGCAAGGCGTGGAGAAGGATGCCCAAGGGGCGCCGCTGCTCTACCACGTGATGGACGGCTATCCGGACGGACAACTGAACCGGGGCTTCACCTGGACCGCGCTCCCGGTCTTCAACGCGCAGACCAATCGCCGCAACGTCCTGCACCTGTATCGCACGCTGAACACCGATCAAACCCGCGGGGTTCCCCTCATCGCGCCCATCGTGGAGCCGCTCAAGCAGCTCGATCGCTACACCGATGCCGAGTTGGATGCCGCGGTTAAGAATGCGATGTGGGCGATTCTGGTCAAGTCACCGACCGGCGGGCAATTGGCGGGGTGCAGCAACCTCGACGAATGGGACACCGAGCGTCGTAAGTTTTACGAAGGCTCAAACATCCACATGAAGTCCGGCACCAGTCATGTGGTGAACCTCTTTCCGGACGATGACATCGCCTCGTTTGATCCGGCGCGACCCAATGCCGCGTTCGACCCCTTCGTGCAATCCTTCTGGACCGTGCTGGGCATGGGCCTGGAGCTGCCCCGAGATGTGCTGACCGGCGCCTTCCAGTCCAGCTATTCGGCCGCCCGTGCGGCCATCTTGAAAGCCACCGCGGTCTACGGAAAACGCCGGGTCGATCTGGCCGGCGACCTGTGCGACCCGGTGAAAGAAGCCTTTATCGACGAGATGGTGGCCTACGGCTACCTGCCGGCCCCCGGCTATTTCGCCGACCCCTTTGTCCGCGCGGCCTACAACGGGGCGCAGTGGATTGGCGACGCCGCCGGCCAGCTCGACGAGACCAAAGCCGTGGCCGCCGCCGAGGCCCGCGTGGCGCTGGGGATCTCTACGCGCAAAGACGAGTGCACCGCCCTCACCGGCAAGGACTACGACAAGGTCCGCCGGCAGTGGGAAAAAGAACAGCGCCAGGGCGCCCCCGCCCCCTGGGAGAAAACCGCCGCGGCCCCGGCGCGGCCGGCGCCCGAGAGCGACGAAGACCTGGACCGTGCCGACCGCGAAGAGGAGCAAGCCGCCCGTGGCCAAACTGGACGCTATTGATCTCATCGGCCGCGAGCCCTGGTGTATCGAGCCCGGCGCCCTAGAGCGCATCGTCGCCATTGCGCAGCGCCTCAACGAATCCCCCGAGGCCGTCGCCACCCGACTGGGTCGACCGCTGGACAACGCGCGCACCGTCGAGACCTTTGGCGCGACCGCCGTCATTCCGATCACGGGTCCCATTTTCCGCTACGCCAACCTCTTTACCGAGATCAGCGGGGCGACCTCCTTGGAGGTGCTCGCCAAAGACTTTCAGGCCGCGCTCGACGCGCCGCCCGTCGCCCAGATCGTGCTGGCCATCAACAGCCCCGGCGGGCAATCGACCGGGATTGCCGAGTTCGCCGGCTTGGTGCGGTCCAGCCCCAAGCCGGTGACCGCCTATGTCGGCGACCTCGCCGCGTCGGCGGCCTACTGGATCGCTGCCGCCGCGGGCGAGATTGTCGCCTCGCCGACCGCGCTGTTCGGCTCGATCGGCGTGGTGATGACCTACCAGCCGCCCAGCGTGCGGCCGGGCGAGCAGCCCACGGTGGAGATCGTCTCCAGTGTCAGCCCGCTCAAGCGCGCCGACCCGACCACCGAAGCCGGCCGCGGCGAAGCGCAACGCATCGTCGATCACCTGGCCGCGGTCTTCGTGGCCGATGTCGCCGACTATCGCGGGGTTTCCCAAGAAACCGTCATTGCCGACTTCGGCCGGGGCTCGCTGTTGGTCGGGCAGTACGCCGTCGCCGCGGGCATGGCCGATCGTACCGGCAGCCTGCAATCACTCATCGCCGGCGTTCCCGGCACTGTTCTACGGAGACTCACTGCCATGTCGACATCGGCACAGACCCCGGGCGCCCCCACGATCGACCGCGCCTATCTCAATGTCAACCATCCCGACCTGGTCGAGGCCCTGCTCGCCGAAGGGCGGGCCGATGGGTTCACCGCCGGTGTCGCGGCGGAACGCACCCGCATTACATCGGTCCGCGACCAACTCGTACCCGGTCATGAAGCGCTGATCGAGCGCCTGGCCGGAGACGGCAAGACCACCGGGCCGGAAGCCGCGATGGCCGTCCTGCAGGCTGAAAAAGCCCTGCGCTTGGGCGCACAGCAGGCACTCGCCAGTGCGGCGCCCGCGGTTCCGGCCGCGATCGCGCCCGCCGCCACGGGTGACCAGCCTCGGGCGGCGGTCACCATCCTGGCCAATCACCGCCTTGCCACCGGCAAGGGCGCTGCCTAAGACCCGCATTGGAGATGAATCATGAATGACGACCTTTTGGCCGCCGGGTCTTACGAGACGCACACCCCGCTGCAACTCATTACCGGGTCCGCGGAGATCGTGACCAACACCGCGCGCGTCGCCAGCGGCCAAAATCTGGCCGAGCGCACCGTCGTCGGGCGCGTGGCCGAGGTCCAGGCCACCCTCAATACCGGCGTCATCGCCAACAACAACGCCATCCGCTGGGCGGCCGTCAATCGCGGCACGGCGGGCAATACGGTCACTGTCGCGCTGGTGGACCCGGCCGCCAACAACGCGGCCTTAGGCGTCGTCGTGGTCGGTCAGGCGGTCACCGTCAATCTGGCCACCGGCGCGGCCGGTGCCATTACCAGCACCGCCGCGCAAGTCATCGCGGCCGTCGCCGCGTCGGCGCCTGCCGCGGCGCTGGTGGTGGGCACCAACCAGACCGGCAGCTCGGGTGCCGCTGCCGTGGTCGCCGCCGCCGCAGCGCCGCTGGCCAGCGGCGCCAACAACGGCCAGGTCAAGGCGCTCAACATCACGGCCACCGATGGCACCGCCACCCCGGTCGGCTTCCTGGTGCACGGGGTCGATGCCAGCGGGGGCGAGACCGATGGGCAGCTTTACGTCGCCGGTGTCTTCAACCCGGATGCGCTGGTGTGGCCGTCCACCGTGCAGACCGACAGTCAGAAACACGCGCTGTTCGTCGGCAGCGGCATCGAACTGCGGCGTCCCACTTGAGCACCTGACAGGAACCCGATCATGACTACCCCAAGCCTTTACGACACCGTCACCCTCCTGGAAGTGGTGCGCGGTCTGCCCGTCTTCGACCCGTTGTTGCTGTATCTGTTTTTCCCGAACGTGGTGACCTTCGAGACCGAGACCATTGCGTTCGACAAGCTCGACGAAGACGCCAGCCGCAAGCTGGCCCCGTTCGTCTCCCCGTTGGTCGCCGGCCAAGCGCGCCGGGTCAACGGCGGCGAGGTGCGCAGCTTCAAGCCGGCCTACGTCAAACCGCTCACCGTGGTCGACATCGGGCGGCTGCTCAAGCGGCGGCCGGGCGAGCCGATGAATGGGCTGCTCTCGCCGCTGGCCCGCCGCGATGCTGTCATCGTCGAAAACCTCGAGATGGAGCGCAACCAGTGCTTGCGCCGCTTCGAGTGGATGGCCGCCCAAGCCATGCGCACCGGCAAGGTCATCGTCCAGGGCGAGGACTACCCGGCCGTCGAGGTCGACTTCAAGCGCACGGCGACCTTGACCAAAACCCTGACCACGACCGCTCGCTGGAGTCAAACCACCAGCGCTCCCCTGGACGACATCATCGCCTGGGACGCGGAACTCGAAGCCCCCAGCACCGATATCGTCTTCACGCCGCGGGCCTGGAAACACTTCCACAAACACCAGGACGTGAAAGATGCGCTCAACGCCATGGTGCGCGGCGGTGCGTCCGCCCTGGAGATCGCCCCCGGCAACGGCGCCGTGGTGCAGTTCTTGGGCTACATCGGCCCTAAGCGCTGCTGGCTCTATACCGGCTGGTACCTCACCGATGCCGGGGTGCGCACGCCCTACCTGGCGCCTGGCGAAATCGTGCTTGGGTCGCTGGAATTGCGCGGGGTGCGGGCGTACGGCGCCATCCTCGACCCGCGCGCCGGCTATGCGGCCGTCGACATGTTCCCCAAGAACTGGATCAGCGAGAACCCGGCCGCGGAATTCACCATGACGCAATCCGCCCCGTTGATGGTGCCGTGCCGACCCGATGCCAGCATGTGCGTGCTGGTCACCGACGAGGCGTAACCCGATGGCCCTCGCCGACCTGCACGCCGATATCCTCGCCGCCGCCTTCGATCCGTCGGCGTTCGGCGAATCGGTGGTGCGTGCGGACGGGGCTCTCATTTTCTGCATCTTCTACCCGCACGACAGCGCCGGCGGTACCGCTGACTCCGAGGTCGGTCTGACGTGCACTATCGGGAGCCAGATGAACTCCAGCGTCGACTTGCGGGATGCCGACGCCGTTGGCTTGGCCATCAATGCCCCCCTGATCATTCGCGACACCGAGTATCTCATCACCCGTTTGAATCCCACCGGCAACGGCCTGACCCGCTGCGACCTGATGCCCGCGATCGCCGGCGACAGCGACCCCCTGGCGCGGTACCGCTGATGGGCACCGCCAACGTCACCCGCCTGGACCTGGTGCACACCGCCATGCTGGACGCGCTGCGCCGCGTCTTGGGCGACACCTTCAAGCACTACGGGCTCTATGAGCCCCAGGACGAAGTGACCGATGCGCCGCCCGCCACGCTCGTCACTCCCGCGCTCATCCTGCGCCAGGGTGCCACCACCTTCGACGGCTCGTCCGACCCCACCGGGCGGTTAGCCGCACGGTGTGGTTGGGGGGTGCAATGCATCCTCAGCCAGCGCACTGCCCAACTGCAAGCCGCACTGCCGCAATGCGCCGCCCTGGTCGCCGCCGTGGTGCTCCCCCCGGACCCGGCTGGCCAACCCCGGCGCGGCAATCAGTGGGGCCTGGGCGCCGCGGTCGAGCGGCCGGAAAACGTCGCCATGACGCCCGGCGGCTTCACCGACCTGCACGGCCGTGATAGCTGGACCGTCACCTGGGACCAAGTTATTTACCTTGCGGAGGACCTGCCGTAATGAACCATGCGCTGCCGCTGACCCAATCCGGAATGACTCGCGCGTGTCACCTGCTCGACGTGGGGCCGGAAAGCCTGTGGGCAGTGTTGCAAGTGGAGACCACCGGCTGTGGTTTCTTGCCGGATCGCCGCTTGCAGATCCTGTTCGAGCGTCATCAATTCCACCAGTTCACCCGCGGCAAGTTCTCAGCCGGCCATCCGCACATCAGCAATCAACGCCCTGGCGGTTATGCAGGCGGTATCGCCGAATGGGGGCGCTATGACGAAGCCAAAACACTGGATCCTGGGGCCGCGCTCCAATCTACCAGTTGGGGCATCGCCCAAATTATGGGTTTCAATAGCCGCAATGCTGGATATCCTTATCCTGCGGAAATGGTTGCAGCCTTTACGGCGAGCGAAGACGCGCAAGTGCTTGCCATGGCGCAATTCATCCGGGCTGATCGGGTGATGACGGATGCACTCAAGCGGGGCAATTGGCAGGTGTTTGCCCGCTCGTACAATGGCCCAAGCTACGCCAAGAATGAGTATGATCGGCGCTTAGCCCGGGCGTATGCCGCGTGTCTTCATGCGGTACCGGATTTCGCCACGCGCACGGCGCAGTTAGCGCTGCTGTTCCTGGGGCGCAATCCCGGACCCGTGGATGGCTTTATGGGCCGCAAGACGCGCGGGGCGCTCGCTGACTTCCAAGATCCTCACGCGGGCCTACCGGACGATGGCCTGTTGACGGCCGAGACCTATGCGGCGCTCACCGCCGCCGCCTGGCCGCCCGCCGTTGTTCGGGAAACCGGAGCCGCCGATGTATGAGCCCCGCCCCAGCGCCACCCTTCCCGGCACCTTGGATGACCAAGCCACCGAGGACCCCGAGCCCACCGACACCCCCGCGGTGCGTCGCTGGAAACTACGACTCTCGGACCGCTTGGGCATGGGTACTTTTTCCGCCACGGCGCTGAGCGCCTATCTCATGTGGAGCGTCGTCCAAGGCTTTGACGACATGCGCATCACGATGCGTGAGCAAGCCACCGCGATCCAAGGCATCTTAGTCACCCTGGAACGCGTTCAAGCCACCCAGCGCGACACCCACGAACGCTACGCCGCCTGGGAAACCCAAAGCCAGATGCGGTTTAACGATCTGGATGGACGTTTCTCCGTCATGCGCCGTGACCAGGAAGACACCGTCCGCCTCATGCGCGATCACGCCGACCGCATCCGCCTGCTCGAAACCGATCGCCACCCCACCGCGCCCGCCGCGCGCCGTTAACCTGGAGCCCCATCATGAGCGTCAACACACATGCCGTCGGACCGTCCCGCCTCGTCGCCGACCTGCAATTCGGCGTCTGGGACGGCTACGCCCCGCCCGCCCGTTACTCCGACATCCTCTCCGCCACCCCCATGGAAATCTCCAACGCGGAACAGGAATCCCAAACCCTCATCGCCGTCAACGCCAGCAGCCTCGGTGAAGTCATCGACTCCGGCATGATCCCGAGCGGCAAAGCCGCCCGCGTCAAACTCACCGCCGCCACCATGACCCCCCTCATGCGTGCCCTCGCTGTCGGCGCCCGTGTCACCGAGCACACCCAAGCCGCCGCCCCCCTGGTGGACACGCGCACCCTCGCGCTCGACGGTTGGGCAGACCTCACCGGCAACAACCTCGCCGCCGCCGGCACCGGCACCGAAATCATTGTCGGCACCGGCGCCACCCTGGCGACTGGCACCGAAGGCGGCAACAACGGGCTCACCTGGACCGCCCGCGCGCCCGGTACCACCACCGTGACCGTCGAACTCGACGACCCCACCGCCGCCAGTGCGACACTCAGCGTCACCGTCACCGGCGCGGCGATCAAAGTCAACCTCGCCACCAGCGCCCTGAGCGCCGTCACCAGCACCGCCGCAGAAGTACTCGCCGCCATCGCCAACAGCACCGCTGCCAGCGCCCTCGTCAGCGTCGCGCACACTGGCGACAGCACCGGCGCGTCCGCCGTTGCTGTCGTGGCAGCCAGCCCACTGACCGGCGGCACCGTCCTCGCCGCGACCAAATACCAAGTCAACCTCACCCGCGGCACCATCAAAGCCCTGCACGCCGACGCCGTTGGCGAATGCGCCATCAGCTACCACACCCTCGCCACCGTGGGCGAACGCTACGCCGCGGGCGCCGCCACGTCCGAGTATGTCCACATCATGGGCATGGTGTTGGACCAGGCGTCCAACATGTGGAGCCCGATCGACATCTGGCGCGCCCGTCTCGCTGGCACCGGTACCTTCGACCCAACCACCAACACCTACAACAACGTCGTCTTGGAGGGCGACATGGTTGCCCCCAAAGACGCCGCCGGCAACTGGATCGAGATCAACGGCAAAACCCCGGACAGTTCCTGGGAATACCAGCGCGGGCGTACCGTCTAACCGCGATGCCCGCCACGCTCGGAACCCTCAGTTTGCCCGCCGGCATGACCCTCGACCCGGCGGACGACCTGTGGTGTCCGATCACCCAAGCCACCGCCGTCACCCTCTCCGGCGCCCTCGTCGTCGAAGAATTTACCCAGGTAGCCGGGCGCCCGCTCACCCTCATCGGCGGACGCTCCGGCAACCTCATTTTCTGCCGCGCCACCCGCGCCACCGTCCTCGCCCTCAAGACCGCCCTGGACGACAGCACTCCGCGCACCCTCACCCTGGAAGACGGGCAAGCATTCCGCGTCGTCCCGCGCCGCACCGACGGACCCGCCCTCGTCGCCGAGCCGCTCCCCGGTGTCGCCGACCGTGCCCCGTCCGACCCGGGTGACGACTGGCACTACGTCATTGATCGCATCCGCTTCCTGGAGATCCCCGCGTGAGCGTCCTGCGTCTCCCTGCGCTCCCCGCTGCCGTCGCACGCATCGCCCTGGTACGCGCCGACGATGGCAGAACCCCCGTCCTGGGGTTTGAAGGCCCGGAATGGGCAACCGCCTATGAGCAGCTCGACCTCACCCACGTCCAGCGCGTCACCCTCACCCCCACCGCCGCCATCGCCCTCGCCGGAGGCGGAGCGACCGCCTACCTCGTCACCGTCGGCGCGCCCGGTGGACGGAAATTCCGCAAATGCGTCCAACTTGCCGATCAGGACGCCGACCAAGACCTCGTCGATCTCGTCGGCGCCGCCGGCATTGAAGGCAGCGACCTTGTTGTCACCCTGATGGCGGACCTGCGCGACGCTGCCGCGGCAGCCGCCGATCACGCCAGCGCCGCGGCATTGGATGCCGTCGGCACCGCCGAAGACCGGGTGCAGACCGGTGCCGATCGCACGCAGACCGGACGCGATGCCGCTGCGACCGCCGAAGACCGGGTGCAGACCGGTGCCGATCGCACGCAGACCGGACGCGATGCCGCTGCGACCGCCGAGGACCGGGTACAGACCGGTGCCGACCGCACGCAGACCGGACGCGATGCCGCCGCGACCGCCGAGGACCTGGTACAGACCGGTGCCGACCGCACGCAGACCGGACTCGATGCCGCCGCGACCGCCGAGGATCGGGTACAGACCGGTGCCGACCGCACGCAGACCGGGCTCGATGCCGCTGCGACCGCCGAGGATCGGGTACAGACCGGTGCCGATCGCACGCAGACCGGACTCGATGCCGCCACGACTGCCGAGGACCGGGTGCAGACCGGTGCCGACCGCACCCAAACCGGACTCGATGCCGTCGCGACCGCCGACCACTTGACCGACCTGCAAGCCCTCTATGGTGCCTGGACCGACCACGGTGACATCGCCAGCGCCGTCATCGTCGCGCTCGACAACGGCACGCACCTCGTCCACCTCACCGGCTATGCCGCGCTCTCCATCACCGCGGGCGCCCCAGGCATCGGCGCCCGCGTACTCGTCACGCGCTCCGCCGCCGCCGCTTACGACCTCTCGTGTCCGGGCGCCTGGAAATGGACCGGATATCCGACCACCGTCGCGCCGGGCGCGACAGAAACCGTTGAACTGCTGATTTTCCCGCTCGACGCCGCCGGCGCGATTGTCGCGGCAGTGCGTGTCGTGCCCTGATCACTGGAGTTGCCATGAATTACTATTTAATGGTTGGGGGCACCCTGACCCCCGTCGCGAATCCCGACACGCAAACCGTGCCAATCGCCGGCTATAGCGTGCGCGTCGCGACAGCTTTTATGCGCCACAGCCCGGCAGTCTGTGCCACCGCTGGACTGTATCGCGAGCTGCTCATGCCGGGACTGCCGCCCTATGCCGCGCCCTTCATTGATGAAGTATCGGGCGAGCCGTGGGCAGTCCGCGTCGCCACCGGCACGGCAGAAGATCTCGGAGTCCAGATCGCCGCCGCCCAAGCGGCAGTCATCGAACAGATCTACGCCCGCGCCGCCGAATGCCTGGACGCCGCATCGCCGCACTACTCCCCCCTGGAAATCGCGACATTCTCTGCCCAAGCCGACGAGGCCCGCGCTTGGCAAGCAGAACGCCTCGTCGTCGGACCCCTAATGCGCCGGCGCCTCGGCGAGACCGCGCCCCCGCAAGCCGTCGACGAACTCGCCGCCCGTATCATCGCTCGCCAGACCCTCACCGACGACTACCGCGCCGCCGTGCAATCCGCCCGTACCAGCCACCGCGCTGCCCTCGCCGCCCTGGCGTCCAGCACGACCACCCCCGCCCAAGTCGCCGCCTATGACACCTCGCTCGGATGGCCGGAGCCACCCGCCGACCCTTTTGCACCGTGAATCTCCTACACGCGCTGCTCGTCGCGCATCTGCCGCCGACCTGGCAAGTCTGCAGCATCCCGCCGTGGAAGCAATTCCAATGGCGGTTACGCTCCGAAATTCGCACGACGACCGGCACCGCGACCAGATCCGCCATGGGCGTGACGCTGACCGGGACGAACAAGTGGATCGGAGGCGTTCTTGGCGCGAACGGCAAGATTTATGCCATACCCAACAACAGCACAGACATCCTGATCATTGACCCGTCGACAGATACGGCAACCCGTTCAGCCATGGGCGCAACGCTGACCGGAACGGGAAAATGGTTCGGTGGCGTCCTTGGTTCGGATGGGAAAATTTATGGAATACCGTATAACGCGACCGACATCCTAATCATTAACCCATCGACAGGTACGGCGACCCGCTCCGCCATGGGCGCAACGCTGAACGGAACCTCACAATGGAATGGTGGCGTCCTTGGTTCGGATGGGAAAATTTATGGAATACCGTATAACGCGACCGACATCCTAATCATTAACCCATCGACAGGTACGGCGACCCGCTCCGCCATGGGCGCAACGCTGAACGATACGGCGAAGTGGGTCGGTGGCGTCCTTGGTTCGGATGGGAAAATTTATGGAATACCGTTTACCGCTCCCGATATCTTAATTATTGACCCGTCGACAGGTACGGCAATCCGCTCCGCCATGGGCGCGATGCTGACCGGAGGGAATAAGTATATCGGGGGCGTCCTTGGCGCGAACGGCAACGTGTATGCAATACCGATCACTCTGACAGACATCCTGATCATTAACCCGTCGACAGGTACGGCAACCCGCTCCGCCATGGGCGCGACGCTGACCGGAGCGACAAAATGGTATGGTGGCGTCTTTGGTTCGGATGGGAAAATTTATGGAATACCGTTTAACGCGACCGACATCCTAATCATTGATCCGTCGACAGGTACGGCAACCCGCTCCGCCATGGGCGCGACGCTGACCGGAGCGACAAAATGGTATGGTGGCGTCCTTGCCAAAGACGGAAAGATTTACGGCATCCCGCGCGACGCAACCAATATCCTCATCATCAGCCCCACGCCTGCGACCGCGCTGTCATTGCCGTTAGTCACCGACCCCCGGCTCAATAAATTCTAATGGACGCCCTGACGGTTTCCCGAGAAACGCCGCATGGCTACTAGCACCGACCTGCACCTCAAGCTCTTAATCGACGCGGACGGCAAAGTCGCCGTCACCGAAGTCGGCAAACTCGGCACCGCCGTCAAGCAATTGGGCACCGACGCCGACCGCGCCGGCATCGGCACCACCACCCTCACCAACAGCATTCTCCAAATCGGCGCCGGCACCTTCGCCCTGGGCGCCCTCGCCGCCGCCTTCCAGGATGTCGCCACCGCCGCCGACCAGTGGAAAAGCCTCGCCGCCCAAATCGGCAACGCCAACCCCACCCTCACCGACAGCGCCGCCCGCCTGGGCGACATCGCGGACATGGCGATCCGCACCAACACCGGGCTCGAAGCGACTGCCAAGCTCTACGCCAGCCTGGAGCGCTCCAGCGACCTCAGCAACCAAACCCTCACCGACGCCACCCGTCTCAGTGGCGAAAACCTCAAGATCACCGAAGGGCTCAACAACGCCCTGCGCATGAACGCCACCGCCGCCGGTACCGCCGCCGGCACCCTGTTCCAGCTCGCCCAAGCGCTCGAATCCGGCACCCTGCGCGGCGACGAACTCAACAGCGTCCTCGAGGGGATGCCCGCCCTGGGCACCGCCATCGCCCAATCCATGGGCATCACCCGCGGCGAACTGCGCGCCTATGCGGAACAGGGCAAGATCACCACCGACGAAGTCCGCAAAGCCGTGCTCGCGATGGCAGACGACTGGGCAGCCGCCGCTGCCAAGATGCCGCAGACCCTGGAATCGGCATTTTCCAACCTGCAAACCCGCTGGACCCAATACGTCGGGCAGAGCGAAGGCGTCTCGACCGCGACGAACCTTGTCGTCGGTGCGCTCGGTGGACTCGCCAACAACCTCGACACGATTGCCGGCATCGGCGGCGACGCCCTCATGACCGGGCTTGGCGCCGCCATGCTCTACGCCGCCGGACAGGGTGTCCGCTTCGCCGAATCCCAGGTTGCCGCCGCCGCCGCCGCCAAAGAAGCCGCCGCCGCCAGTCTCGCCGATGCCGAAGCCGCCGCCCGCGCCGCCGCCACCAAGAGCACCAGCGCCGCAGCGACCCTCACCCTTGCCCGCGCCACCCAGCAACAAGCGCAAGTCACGCTCGAACTCCTGGTAGCCATGGGGCGCGAAAACCCCATGCTTGCGCAGACCACCGAATACCAACAGGCCCTGTCCGCCGCCCGCGCCAAAGCCATCGGCGCCGCCCGCGGGTTGACCGCCGCCGAAACCGCCTACGCCGCGAGCCTCAAAGCCACCACCGCCGCGCAGCTCGCCGCCACCGAAGCCGCCGCCGCGGGAGCGTTGTCGTGGAAATCCCTCACGTCGGCAACCACCCTCCTACAAGGTGGCATGTCCGTCCTGATCGGCTACGAAGTCGGCGCCTGGTTGCGCGACATCGCCGCCTCATCCGACATCGGCCGCGCCGCCCTGGGAGCGCTCGACACCGCCCTGGGATCTCTGTCATCCGCCTACGCCGGACAAATCGCTGCCGAACAACACCGCGCTGCAGTTGGCGAAAAAACCAAAGCCGTCCTGGAGCAGATCAACAAAGCCACCGGGCTCAACATCACCAGCACCGCCGACTTCGAGAAAGCCCAAGCATCCGGACTCGTCGTCTGGAACGCCCAAGCCAACGCCTGGGAAAAGGGCGTCGAAACCCTCAAGCAAACCGCCCAAGGCTTAGGCAACCTCGACACCCAATACGCCAAGGCCCTCGCCAGTCTCGACGCCTATTCCAAGACCCAAGACACCAGCGCCAAAGCCGCGGCAGCCCAAGCCAACGCCGCCATCGCCTTGGCAAAAGCCAGTGGCGACGAAGCCGGCGCCCTGCGCCTCACCGCCGAAGCGCGCGCCCAAGCCGAAACCGCCGCCCAACAGCACCTGCAGACCGAACGCGCCCAACTCGCCCTCTCCGAAGAGCGCCTGCAAAAACTCGCCGCTGAGCCCGCCGCGACCGCCAACGCCACCGCCGCCCGCAACGCCCAACTCGTCACCCTCACCGCGGAAGTCGAAGCCAAGCGCGCCAGCGTCCAGGTGTCCGAAGCGGCAGTCACCCAAGCCCAAGCCGAAGCCACCGCCGCGCAGATCGCCACCCAAACCTATGGCGACCAATCCGCCCAACTGGGCGCCCTCATCGCCCAACGCGAAGCCCTGCGCACCCAACTCGACACCCTCACCACCACCAGCGCCACCGGCACCGCCGCCGCCGCTGGACTCAGCGCCGCGCAAGACCATGCCCGCTACGTCGCGGAGGCGTACCACGCCGCCCTCACCGGCGTCACCCAAGGCGACCTGCCCGCCCTGTCAGAAGCCTACCGCGACGCCCACCTCCGTGTGGACGAGCTCACCGGCGCTGTCGCTGCCGGCACCGCCGCCGACGCCAAACAAACCAGCGTGCGCGCCGACCTCGCCCGTGTCACCGCCCTGGCAGCCGACGCCGCCCGCGATGCCGCGCAAGCGCGCCAAGCCGAACTCGCGGATATCGAGCGCGGGCTCGACCTCATGCAGCGCGAGGGCGATCTGCGCGCCACCCACCTGCAAAACCTCGCCGATGAAGCCCGCGCCCGCGGCAATCTCACCGAGGCCCTCAGCCTACAATCCGCCGCCGACGCCGCCGAACGCCGTGCCAACGCCGCCGCCGCCAAGCAAATGCGCGACGGTGCCGACGCTGCCAGCCGCTACGCCGACGCCCTGCTCACCGCCGCCGAAGCCGATGGCACCCTCACGTCAGCCGAACGCGCGCAAGTCGAAGCCGCCCGCGATGCCGCCGAAGCCAAGCGCCTGGCAGCCGACGCCGCAAAAGAGTCGGTGCGCCATGAGCAAGCCCTTGCCGAGGTGACCCGCGAGACCGCCGCGGCAACCGCCCAATCCGCCGACGCCGCCGAACGCGATGCCGACGCCCGCCAAGCCGGCGTCACCGCTGAGCGCGACAAAAGCCGCGCCACCGCCGCCAACAACGCGCCCCAAGTCACCAACTGGGAGGACGTTTACAAACAGTTTGGCACCGACACGGCGACCTATGAGCGCAGCGTCTACACCCGTAACAACCCGCTGTATTCGGTGCAAATGGCAAAAAACTTTCAAGACTGGCTCGACGCGCGCCCCCAACAAGACCTCGGCACCAGTCCCACCACCGCCGCCGCCGCGCCGTCCCAACCCCGCGTCGTCGTCCGCTTCGAGCTGCCCGGCGGCAAGCGCGTTGACGGCGCCTTCGCCGCCGCCGATGCCTCGCTCCTGGAGCGCATGGGGCAATCCGCCAACGCGACCTAATTCTGACCGGACCCACCCCCATGCCCATCTACTCCGCCGACATCCGCACCCGCCAAGCCGCCATCGCCGGGCAATACAGCAACAGTGGCGGACGCATCCACCCCACCGACTACGTCGTCCACCACGAATCCAACAACCTCCTCCCCAAGCTCACCGAGATCGACCACGCCGGCGGACGGGTTGACCTCGCCAAGTGCTACCTCAGCATCGAGACCACCGGCGCCGAACAGGGTGACGACTGCTACACCTATCTCGACCAATCCGCCGCCGACCCTCTGGTGGACGTGCTGCTCGTCCGCCCCCAGGTATTGCAAGCCCGCGCCGCCCACACCGACACCCGCGCCGACGTGCAAGGCTACATCGAGGCGTACCAGATCCCCGGCGGCTACGCCCCCTGGTTCCTGCGCGGACTGCACACCGCCGGCATGCGCCAGCTTGTCTTGTGGAGCCGCGCCGAAGTCCGCAGTCCCGAGGTAGGCACCACCCTCTACCTCGTCGCCCACGAAGGCGAGGGCAACGAAGTCTCGCAATACTTTCAGATCTCCGGATTCACCGAAGAGCTTCAGACCTTCACCACCGTCCTCCCCAGTGGCGCCGTCTCCACCTACACCCGCCGCCTCATGTACTGCGCCCTCACCAGCGCCCTGGCGACCACCTACAGCGGACCCGAAGTCGCGGAATCCGACCCGACCATCCTCTCCCTGCCCGTACGCCTGCGCGAGACTACGGTAGCCGACAGCAGCCGCTACTATGGACGCTCCGCCCTGGCAGCCGGCACCACCATCGGCGCCACCGCCGTGCAAGTCGATTCCGTCTACGGGCAAGTCGTCCCCTCTGCCCGTGGCGAACGCGCTCTTGCCGGACTCGCCGCCCTCGCCGTCAGCACCCAAACCTTCGCCTCCGGCGGCGTCAACTTCACCCTCTCAGGCCCGGTGCATACCCAGCGCATCGCCGTCACCGCCGCCAACCGCCGCACCACCTGGACGCGCACCCTGCTGCCCATCCCCGCGAGCGGCGGCAAGGTCCGCGCCCATGTCCGCATCCTCGACCGCTGGTACACCGTGGTTGAAGGCGACACCGGCACCGTGGGCACCCTCACCGTCAACCGGGCGAGCGGATCCACCCTGCTCTCGCTCACCGCGCTACCCGACGCAGGCTCCTGGATCATCTGGGAATGGCCCAGCGCCATCCACTTCACCGATCGCGCCGGCACCGCCCGCATTGACCCGATCGCGCTGCCGCTCATCCTCCCCTCTGCTGCTGAGCCGCTCACCCTGGCGCTCACCTGGCTCAGTGGAGGCGTCAGCAAAGTAGCCATTGAGTCAAACATCGGCATCCTCTCCGGTGACGCTGTCGGCTTTCGCGTAGGCAACGTCGTCGGATTGTATTTCGCCGCCAATCTCCCGGACGGCAATTCCGTCATCGACTACAGCTACGAACCCCTACAAAGCGTCGTCGAAACCCTCGTCCCCACCATGACCGGCAACATCGGCGCCGTCACCCTCGCCGCCGCCCCCCGCCCCGGCTCCGTGCGCCTCAGTTGGTCCGTCACCCGCGACAGTACCGCCCGCGCGAAAACCCAAACCGGAGGCGTCGCCCGCAAATACGTCCGCGCAGTCGGTACCGGCACCGGCACGTCCGGCACCAGTTGGGGCGCCGGATCCGGCGCATGGTCCGAATCGATTGACATCGAAGCCACCGAAACTGCGGACGCCACCCAAGACACCCTGCGCCGCACCGTCAGCGACGCTGGCGACGGCACCATCAACGGCGACGGCACCATCAACTACACCACCGGCGCCCTCACCCTGCGCCTGCAATATCCCCACGCCACCGACCACTACACCGTCAACACCCTCACCGAAGGCGACCTAACTTACGAAACCGGACAATGGCAAAGCGCAGACTCCACCGAAGCCATCGACGGACCGCTCGAAATCCAATACGCCCTCGCCACCACCATTCCGGACGCCGCCATTACCGGATCGCTACCCGTACCCGCCCTTGCCGTCACCTTGCTGCGCGGTATCCAAGACCAGATCGTCCCCGGCACCGTGCGCTTCACCATCGGCGCCGCCGCCTATTCCGATCGCGACGGCACCGGCGGCATCCTCTATTACCCCGATGGCACCGTCGTCGGCACCATGGACTACCTGCGCCGCACTGCCAACCTCACCCACTGGACTGGCGCCACCACCATTGTCACCGTCACCTCGCTCATTTCCACCTATGGGCAATTCGGGCTCAAAGAACTGGCATTCCGCACCGCCGCGTCTCCCCTCGCGCCGGGCTCTCTCGCGCTGCTCGCCACCGCCACCGATGGCACCCTGGTGAACGGCACCGGCGACGCCGATGGCACCCTCACCGGCACCGGCATTGAAGCGGGCGGCATCGTCGAGCACGCCCAAGGCGTTGTCGCCCTCACCTTCACCGACCTCGTCTACCCCGGCTCCATCCACTACTCGGCGACCGCTTTCAGCATCATCCCGCTCGACCCCGCCATCATTGGCATCGACCCGGTACGCCTGCCCCCCGATGGACGCGTCCCCAAACTACGCGCGGGGGATTACGCCGTCGTCTACCAGGATGGCGAGACCAACCTCCCTAACCCCGCGGTTGGCGGAGCAACCTACGACCTGGGGCACGACGGACTCGCCTATGCCTACCTGGAGGACGGCGCCGGCGAACAGACCACCACCTGTCCGACGCTCACCCCCTCAGCCACCATCCAGATCCCGCTGGACGGACGCACGGGCATGCTCGAATACGCCGTCCTGGAGGACGCCGCCGCCCGCCCCGTCAACGGCGCCCTCTATGCCGTGGACCTCGCCACCGGCGCACTCACCACCCCCGCCACCTTCAGCGCGGACGGGTATGACACCCCCTTCGTCGTGCGCTGGTTACCCCTCGTCCCGACCGCCGCCTACACCGTCGATCGCGACACCGGGCTCCTCACCATGGCAGCCGTGCCCGACCTCACCGGCTACACCCAGCCGCTCAAAGCCCGTTGGCGCGAACACGACCTCAGCATGATCGTCGAGGCTCAGACCACCGGCACCGTCACCCTGCAATCCGCGCTCACCCACGCCTTCACCACGGCGGCAGCTATCTCCGCGCTGCTCCTACACGGCGATCTCGTCGCCCGCGTTGCCAACCTCTTCGAGCAGCACACCGACGACGGCATCTGGCGCGACTACCTCTCCGGCGCTGCCCCCACCGGCGGCGGCAAATACAACGCCACCGACTACCCCGTCATCGTCGCCAACAACGGAGCGATTCGCGAGCGTTGGCGCCTCAAGCGCCGCAGCGATAATCAATGGGACGTGATCGGTGAGACCCTGGGCGTGATCGCCGTCTGGAACGGATCGAGCACCCTCAACGCCAAGCGCATCCCCACCCAGGCGCACCCCTATTTCACGCTCTACGCCGAGGGGCTCGGCGCCGGCTGGAGTACCGGCAACTTCATCCAATTTGAAACTTGGGCAGCCCAAGGCCCGTTCTGGGTGTTGCGCACCGTGCGCCCCGGACGTGCCACCGTCGCCACCGACGCATTGCGGATCCGCAACCGGGTAGGAGCCGACTGATCGTGCCCACCGTTCGCTACGTCCATCCGATCAATGGACCCTATCTGACGATCCAAGCGGCAGTAGATGCCGCGACCGCTGGCGATACCATTCTCATTGCACCGGGAACGTATACACAAGTCTCACTGACCAAACGGGTTCACCTGAAAGGCGAGACGACCGACCCGATCGGCAACCCAGTGATATTAAATAGCGCCAGTCCGATCAGGTTTTATCTGCCATGGGATACAACTGGGGACCTCTGGATTGAAGGGCTACGGATTTCCCCAATCAGTGAACGTCACGGGTTGGCAGCAAATTATGCTAACGCGCCATTGCTGCCCCCCGGCGTCATGCTGCGGATTAACCGCTGCGTGCTCGCCTCCTCCCCAGGATTCGCCTATTGGATGATACTCAACTATGGCGATAGCACGGATATTCACTTCACCATGAACAATTGCACTGAACTAGCTTCGTGCTATGCCGACTGGACTGCAATCGTATCTCAAAATGTCAACAACACCATTGCAATACGCGAACACCATGGCTTTGCAAGACCCTATTGGCGATCCATTAGCGGGTATGAAATCAATCCAGCGACATGGGCAAGCTACAATGAGTCTTATGTCACCACCGACACCCCCGGTTATGGGGCAAACTACGGCACCTGGTACGCCCCCCAGTGGATGGGCGACGCCTACCAAGTCGACGGACAAATCATCCTCCCTGAAGGCGTTGACCGCTCCCTTGCCCGTGTGCGCCTCTACCGCCGCCGCGCCGGCATCATCGACACCAACCCCTGGATGATCACCACCCCCGATCCCGTCACCGGCATCTGGGCGTTCAACATCCTCCCCACCGACTGCGACTATTTCGTCTGGCGCGCGATGCCCGCAGGCTACCAGCACCGCATCGACGGACCCTACATCCCAGTCCAAGACGATGGCTGAATCCGTCTGCAGCACCGGCTGGCGTCGCGGACCCATGCACTCAGCGTCGACCGCCGTCCGCCACGCCGACGTCCTTGCGCAAACAAACGTCGCGCGCCTGGTGCACCCCCACAGCCAGCACCAACAGACCCCCGTGCGCAGTGGACTTGCCCAGCAAGCAGCCCTCACCGCGGCAGTCCAGCCCCGCACCACCGCCGCCAGCCCCGCCAGCGCCCCCACCAGCCCCCACTGGCGCGATCTTCGCCACCGCGACCGCCCCGCGCAAACTCCATACACAACCCAACCGCCCGCCCGCAGCACCCCCGTCCGCGGGCTCATTCTGATCAACTGGCCCGACGTCCGCTCCCGCGACACCAGCGCCGTGCCCACCTGGTGGAACCGTCCCAACGGCGACCCGCGCGCCCCGCTCATACCGCCCGCGCCCTACACCGTCCCGCCCTTCCCCCTCATCGACCTCGCCGTCTGGATCGGCACCGACCCACGTCGCCCGCCCATCATTGACGACCTCGTCGCCATCCCCACCGCCGCCTACACCGGGCGCCCGCTCGACAGCGGCATCCGTACCCCCTGGCGCCCGCGCATCCGCCACACGTTCACCGTCCTGGCGTTGCCCTGGACCGAGCGCCCCGTCATCTACGGCGGCCCCGGCCCCGGTACCGGCGATGGTGACCTCTGGATTACCCCCTTTTCCCGTCGCGTCATCCCCTCGAGGTACGCCTACATGATCCTGCACGCCCTCACCTGCGTCCGCCTCCCCGATCGCACCCCGCTGCCCTGGAAATCCGCCACCCTGCGGCTCGCCATGCCCGAATGGGCATGGACCCTGGCGCTCGACCTCACCGGACAAAACGCCGCCGCCCTCATCGAGCCCGAGGGCGACGACCCTGTCGAAATCGAGATCGCACTCAACGGCGCCACCTGGATCTTCCTTGCTGAAGACTGGAATTCACGACGCGCCCACGGCACCGCCAGCACCGTCAGCGTCAGCGGACGCAGCCGCAGTGCCTACCTCAGCAGCCGCTACCAACGGCAACGCGACTACACCGAAACCCAAGCCCGCACCCTCGCCCAACTCGGCGAGCAAGAACTCCCCTACGGCGGCGGTTGGGAGCTCCTCACCGAGGTGCCCGACTGGTTGGTTCCTGCCGGCGCCTGGAGCTACCAAGCCCTGAGCCCCATCCAAGCCATCGCCCGCCTTGGCGCCGCCGCCGGCGGACTCCTTTACCCTGACCCCGCCGACCGTAAACTCACCTGGCGCCCCATCCACCGCCTTGCCCCCTGGGACATCAGCGCCGGACAAGAAGACCTCCTCATCCCCGCCGCCGCCATCCTCAGCGCCAACCGCCGCTATCGCTACCCCGACCAAGCCGATGGCATCCACGTCTACGGCGGCGCCGTGGGTGGACTGCAAGCCCTCGTCTACCGCGCCGGCACCGCGGGCGCCACCCTCGCCCCCGAAATCAGCGACCCCTTGATGACCCACACCGACGCCCTTCGCGCCCTGGGTGCCCGCCACCTGGCAGCCCACGCCCGCCCCATCGGTTACTCCAGCATCACCCTTGCCGTCGACCCCCGCGCCGACTTCCCCATCCCCGTCCTGGGCGACCTCATCCGCATCCAACTCGACGGCGGACAAACTGCCCCCTGCACCGCCATTGAGATCCAAGTCCAAGGCGGCGGCAGTGCCAACCCCGTCACCATCCGCCAGACCCTGGCGCTTGGCGAAACCCAGAGCGATTATCAGCGCCTGCTCTCACTCCTCCCCCAAACCCCCACCACCCTCGCCCAAGTCACCGCAACACATAGTGACGGCACCGTCACCTGTGCGACCGCCAACGGCGGCACCCTGCGCGTGCTGGGCATCGCTGTCATCGGCGCCTGGGTATGGGTTCAAGGACAACGCATCATCGGCACCGCCCCGGAGATGCCCGCGTACAATTTCGCCGTGTAATCCACGAAGGTAGGATAAACTGCGCCCCGCGCCCGTCCGAACCCCTGAGCTAAAAATCACGGGATATCGGTATAACCTGTTGATAATGAAGCATCCTCTACCGCCCTTTCACGGCGGCGACCGGAGTTCGAATCTCCGTGGGGACGCCAACTTACGAAAAACGCCTGTGTAGTCGCGACTACACAGGCGTTTTGCCTTCTAGCGCATCCCAGCGCCCACGTTGCGGTTTAGTCGTAGAGGTTGCGCCCGATCGAGCGGCCCAGGCGCTCGATCGCAAACGCCTGCATCCGATGGCACGCCCTGGCGTTACCCGTCACCGCAAACAGCAAGTCATAATCGACCATCACGTGGGTGCGATCATTGATCTCCAGCGCCTCAATCTGTTCGATCACGCTGGCGCGATCCTTGATGTCCGGATGCGTGCGCACCCAGTTTTCCAGATAATCCCGGTGGGACTCGAACGCGTGCACGCTTAACGCGTGCGCCTTGCGCTCGATCGCGTGCCGCACGTCGGGGGAATCCAGCGGATCTGCCGAAAGCGGCAGGTAAGACCCGCGCCGTGTCTGCAGCGCGTCAAAGCTCCGGATCACTGCCAGGTGAAACGCCGGGCTAATCCACATGCCATAGGCGTAGACCAGCGCCTTGACGACAAACGTGCCTTGTTGCGCGTTGCCACCTTTGACTATGACGACCGGCTCTAAGTTGTTGTTTTCATAAGATGCTGGAATTCCAGGAACGGCTGAAATCAAAGGCTTACGAAGTTCTTCGACCAGCGCCTTAATTTGATCACTGTGCTTGGCTATGCGCAACATTTTGCTAGGCGTCCTCATTGGCTTGATTGTCATGCTGATTGCCGCCTGGGGAATCGCCAGCGATGGCAACATGCTTGTCGCGTTGGTGATGCTCTCCGCCATTGGGGCGATCCTGTTCGGCTTGAAGGCCATCGGCAGTGTACGCACCACGAAAAACGCGAAGCAGCGAGCACGGGAGCGCTACAGCGCCCCCCCGGTGAAGTTCGAAGCTGACCCGACCCCGCCGCCGGCTGATTGGGTGACACGGTTCTATCGCCCACCGACCCCCGTCGAGCGCTTCGACAAGCGACTGCGAACCGTCTGGCATGGCGCGGGCACCTTGGTGGAGTTCACTTATCTGAACCAGAAAGGCGAAGTCCTGCGCCGCGCCGTCACTGTCACGCGCATCTCTCAAGACTCCAGTCATGGCGGATTCTATTTGCACGGAATTTGCCATCTCCGAAAGGATCATCGGACGTTCAATGTCGAGAACATTATTGGGGACATCTCATTTGACCGAACATCGTCTCGTCCGATTGAGTGGATCGCGCGGATAGCACGCTAGATCACCCCCGCACCGGCAACGTCCCGCAGTGTCGACAGGGATCCGTCGGATTCCGCAACAACCGCCCGCACGCCGCATTTCCGCAATACACCGACCCGCCCTCCGTCCGCGGTACCGCCGTCTTCGGCGCCTGGACCTCGTGCCGTGATGCCGCCACCCGTAACCCAGGCACATCGGCAAGGTCCCGCTGGCAATGCTTGCACACCAGCGCCTTGGGCGGCACCCATTCGGTGCACGACGGACAACGCACGTTCTCGCTACGCAGCAAATACATCACGAACGCGAAAGGCCCCAGCAAGGCCCCGCCGAGTGCCGTCTCCGCCTTGTCAAACCCCCGCGTCCTGGCAACGGCAAGCCCAATGACCGCGCCAAACAGCGCCCACCCGATCGCCAACATTAACTGCTGGAGCAACAACCAACCGACCATCAGTTCCATCACGTCTCCCCTTGGCGCTCATCGAGCGCGGTTTCGTCAAACAGGATTTTCTAACTGATTTCTTTCGCTTAATTAGGCTTCAAAGCCGCTCCATGCCCGCAAAAGCCTCGTCGACTTTTTCGCGCCATTGATCGCGCGGGAACGCGCGTGCATACAGGAACGCGATCAATTCGGCTGTCGAGAATCCCCCTCGGCAGTCTCCTGTGACCATAGCCTCTTGTGCGCCGTACAAAGTGCAATAGACCTCATAAGCAGCCATCGTTACCGCTATCGGCGCCCGCGCCTTCTCGCCGCGGCAGCCTGGTTTTTGTACTGGATGCGTTTCCATAACCTGATCGTTTCTGAAGAAACCTAAAGATCCAACGCCGCAATCGTCTCCCGCAAAATACTCGGCGCCAAGTGCGCGTAACGCTCGGTAGTCCGCGCACTGGCATGTCCTGCCAGCACTTGGACCGTCCGCAACGGCACCCCCGCCTGCACCAAGTGCGAGCAATAGGTATGGCGCAAGCAGTGGATATGCCCATCCAATGAAGCCCGCGCCAACGTCCGGGTAAACGCCCGACTCAAACTCGTCCCGGCAATCTGCGGCAACACCCACCCGCGCCGCCGCCCGACCGGCGCCAACCCCTCAAGCGCCTCGCGCGCCCCGCGGCTCAGCGGAATCGCCCGCCAATGCCCGCTCTTCGTCCGCGCCCCCTCCTCTGAGCGCACCGCGAGCTCTTCCGCCCCGATATCGCGCCATTCCACTTGGAGGGCTTCCGTCCGTCGCAACCCGGTATTCGCCATCAATTGCCACGCCCACCGATACACCCGATGCGCCTCCCCATCCGCCGGCGTCGTGCATTGGGGCACCGCCATTTCCGCCGCATAGAGCAGCGCCAACTCGTCGCGCGAATACCACCGCGGCGGACGGCTGACTAAATCCCGCGGGGCTTTGACCTTGGCGACCGGGTTGCGCGGAATCACCTCCCACGATACTGCCGCATTCAGCGCCGCCTGCAACGTGCGCAATTCCTTCACCACCGTGCCCGCCGCGACCTGATCCAGCCGCCGCGCCTTGAAGGCTTCCACCGCCGCCCGATCAATCGCCATCAACGGCAGCATCCCAAACGCCGGGATCAACTGCGTGCGCAAAATCTGTTCGACCCGGAAATAACTGTCCGGATACTCGGCTTGGTGCCACGTGGCATAGCGCGCCGCCCATTCAGCAAAGGTCGGCCCGGCTGCCGCGGCTACTGCACATCGGCTTTCATGGGCGACCCGCGCCGCCTGGGCTTCGGACGCGGTAACTGCACCGAGAGAGCGGCGGACCTGGCGTCCGCCCTCGACGTACGAGAGATACCAGGATTGCCCACGCTTGTAGATCCCCGCCATGCTGCCTCTGCTGCCGCGATTAAATCCGCCCGTCGATACAGGATCGCGCCTAGAAACGCAAAGGGCACGATCCCCACCCCTGGCGCCCGCGCCGCGAAGTCCGCCGCCGACAGCCCCAGCATTTCCGCCGCCTGCGCCGCTGTCAAGAAATCGTGCATCAAACGACCTCCCGTTCCAACCCATCAGGCCACCAGCCCAGCATGGGGATTTCGGTCTCGTCGGCTGCGTAGCTGTACAGCGCGCCGACATCGAAGTAACGGAACGCGAACTTGCGCGGACTGATCGGCCGCAGGCAATTACGGCAAAGACGTTCATGCCTGTAAAGCCCGGCAAGCCAGTGTTTGACAAGATCGAGGTTCGAGAACTCCGGCGAGCAGACATGGCTTCTCGAATCGCCGAACTTTGCAGCGCCGCAAGACCGCGTGTGTTGGCAGCAGCCGATGGCGAAGTACGTGCGTGTCATGGCTTACGCCTCTCGCGCCGCTTGGACCGTTGCACCAGCGGAAGTCTATTGTTCCACAGCAGTGATGCGTCTTGCTCTGTCTGCCCCCACGGTCCGTGTGTTCCGCATCCGCCGCACGCGACCATTTCACGACTCCCCCTGCCGTAATGGTCTAATTCGTTCGTCAACAGCAACTCCATTGATCCGCAAAACGGGCAGGGAGCCAATGCAACGCTAAAGTCACTGGAAAGCATCATGACTTCCCCGCCCATTCCTGCACCTTGAACAACCCGAGCTTCCCCTGACATCGCACCGGTTCAGGCAACAGCCGCGGGTTCTCAAGTCGCAGGCAGCAGTGATGCTCTGGTGATGCACCCCCTTCGTCGACCCAGAACTCGCCGGCCAGGTCGCGGCCGTGGCGAATGTCGATCAGGTCCACCCAGCCGAGCAGGTGCCCGCGCAGGGCGTGCAGATGGCGCGGCGTGCTCAGCGCGTCCGGGATCGCGGCGTCCATCTGGTGGTCGTGGTGGCTCCGCCACTCAGCGCCTACCTCTGCAATGGTGTCGCACACGCTATCCAAGTCCCACCATTGCGATAAATGGATCAAAAGCGGCCCCCGGTAGCTCGGCCGAAAGGATGGGCGCCACACCCTGTTCTCGTACGCCTTCCGGTCCGGCCCGGTTCCGAAGATCCACGACACCCAGGGCGAGCGGATCGATAGGGCGTAGGCCCCGAGGTAGGGCGCAAGCCTGGCGCGGTCGGCTTCGACCTGGCCGCGGTAGGCGGCTGAACGCGGTGCGATAAGTGGAGGCGCGCCGAACAGGTCCAGTTGGCGGCCGTCATCGCCTGCTGTCATGGTGCCTCCTGATCCTGCTGCTGCTCTGCGGGGGATGCAGCAAGTCCCAGGTACTCCTGCACGACGGCGCGGACCGGGCCATCGTAGTTGAGGTCCAGGAGTCCGGCTAACCGGGCGCGCAGGAAGCGCGTGCGGGTGTGGCCCGCGAGGTGCTGAGCGATGGCGGCCGGGGCGGGAATGCTGTTGCTCGAGCCGCAGCTGCGGGCGTGGTAACTGAGCAGGCGCCAGAGCAGGAGGGCAAGCAGTTGCTCGGGCTCCGCCAGGCTGACCGCACCCCGGATGGCGTCGCATTCGGTTTGCGCCTGTGCCTGGCGCGCCTTGAACTCGGCCTCCCGTGCGTCACGGTCCTGTTGTGCGGTCGGGTCGGTGCCCTCCGCGGGGTCGCGGGTCTGCGCGGCGTGGTGTTGGTGCTCCGCGTTGCGGGTGTCCATGCACGCCTGATCCATGCACCACGACTTGCGCCCGGACCAGCCGTCGGTCTCCGCGCGCTGCGGGCAGGTCCGGCACTGGTCGGCGGGGTCTTCACAGTTCCACTGAGGGGATAACAATTTGTTGTTGAGCCATTTGCCATCCGGCAAGGGGATATACAGCTGGTAATAGATGCCGTGCAGCTCGCGGCGCAGGTCGGCCACGGTGAAGGCCTCCGGCGCGTCTTCGCTGACCGCGGCGTCGCCGCTGGTCGCTTCGGTGTCGCGGTCCTCGTCGCGGTCGTCGGCGGCCGCGGGCGCCGGTGATGGGGTACCGGCGCAGCGCTTGCTGAGGATGGTCCGCAAGTGCTCCATCACAGCCGGGCGCGCGATGTGCGGCAGGATGCGCAGGCCGTGACTGGGGGTAAGCGGGCCCTCGGCGATGAGGTCTTGGCACCAGCCGGGGAGTGCGAGCAGCCGCAGGTAGTTGGCGACCTGGGGGCGGGTCCACGGGCGACCGTCGTGGTGGAGGATGCCGCGCGTGGTGAGGTGCACGGCGATTTGGGCGGGCGTCAGGGTGTATTGGCGTGCCAGATGATTAAATGTCAGGACCCAATCCCACGCCTGGAGCGGTCGCCCGGGCTCGTTAAGCAGCGCCTGCCGCACAATCAGGTCGGCGCCGTAGTCGGTGTCGGGGTCCAGGATGGCGCGCAGGGTGGGCAGGCCCACGAGCTGGGCGGCGCGCCAGCGGCGCTCACCATCCACCAGGATCAGGGGGGCTTCCTCGGGCGGCGGATTGAGGCGCTCGCGGAAGCGGATGGTCTGTTGCTGCCCGCCGGTGCGCATGGACGCGGCCAATGTGCGCAGCGCGCCGGGATCGAAGAGCTTGCGGGGTTGGTGCGGGTCGGGCATCAGGTCGCCCACGGGGATGTCGTAGACCTGGTTGATGACATACCTGGGCGCCGGCAGGGTGGTCAGTGTCTGAAGGTGCGGGGCCAAACGGATGCCGCGGGGCGCGGATCGGACGACCGGAACCGCGGTGTCGGGCGGTGGTGATAATGCGCTGGTGAGATCGGCCGGCGGGCGGTCCTGCTCCTCGAGGACGCAGGCCGGACAGTAGGCGACCGTCTCGGGGCCTGGATCGGGGAAGCGCCAACCCCCGGCCGTGGCCGCCGCGCGGCAGGCGTCGCGGGCGTCCTCGGGGGTCGTGGCGGTGCGCTGGTAGAGAGCGCCCACGGAGCCGCAGGCACACCGGGGGTACGCACCCGGCAGGTTGCCGGACCCGGTTGCGCCGCCCAGGCGGACGACGATCGCGCCCGGTTGCTTCGCCGTGCTGGGCGGCCGGCGTTGTTTCTGTGCAGCGTCGGAGATGGCCATCAGGTGGGCTCCTGGTTGATCGGGTCGAGGTCCAGCCGTTGCTGCCCCTGGTGGACCAGGTTCCAGCGCGTCCAATCCACCAGCGCCGCCTGCAGATCCATCTCCGCGTCATCGCTGCGCTCCCCGTCTGGATCGTAGAGATCGAGCAACGATTGACTGGCCTCGGCCATCCGGCGCGCAATCGCGAGCAGGGTTGCGTCGTGCGCAGCGGCCGCGGCAGGGATGACGCGGTTTCCCGAGAAACGGTCAGTGGCGACGTGGTTGTGCTCGGCATAGGCCTCCTCCCACTCCTCTACCAAGCTGAGCGCAAACGCCGTCGCACTGCTTGGTTCGGGGTCGGCGCCGCCGGCGCTGTCCACGGCCTGGTCGACGATGTCCTGCACCTCCTGCGCCAGAGCGATTCCGGCATCGATGAGCCGGCCAGACAAGGCCGGGTGAGAGGATTGAATGTGCATGTGCTGGCTCCGGCAGATGATGCCCCGCCCATTGACCGGCCCTTGTTGATCGTTGCTCTTGCGTCAATGTCGGGGGTTGCTCAATGGGCGGGACGGATGATCGATCAGTCGTCGCCGCCGCTATCCAGGTCGGGATCGCGGTCGGTTTCGGGGTCCTGATCGCCGGTCGAGGTGTTCAGCAGATCCGGGTCGGTGACGTCGGTAGTTGCGGTCTGGTCGGTTGGTTCGGTCATGTCATGCCTCTGTGTCAGATGGTGCCCCGCACTTGCACGGCGGCGGGGTTGGCCGATCCTGGTTGGATAAGCGGCGCGGGTGGGTATGGAGCCCAGTCCGCGCCGATTGCGCCGGCTCTCCTGGTGGTTCTGACTCAGGTCCTGGCGCTCCGTGGTTAGGGGTGTAGCGGCCCTAGGCACTCACGGCTTTCCGCTGGATTTGGTGGATGTCGCACCCGGCTCCAGCCGCCTTGCTGCGGCCCATCATTCGGTTTCGGTTGAGGCTTCTGTCCACTCGACGCCGACCAGCGTGTTGTGATCGGTGTCGGTCATGCGCCCGATGACGGTCATAACCAGTGCGCGGTCGGCATGACGCACGACAGCAACGCCGGGGCTGGCTTCGGATGCGGAAAGGGGCGGGATTGGGTCGGCGCCGTGTTGGTCCTCTTCGCGCTCGAATGCCGCATGGACGTAAACACAGGCCGCCTGCAACGCGGTCAGGGACTCGTGCTCGAAGTAGGCGGTCATCATCTGGCGGGTCTCCCGTAGGGCTCGGCTGGGGTGCCGAGTTGATGGGAAAAAGCATAGCTTTTGCTAAATCTAGCGTCAATAGCTATTGCTACATATTTCTTTCACAAAAAACCCGCCGAAGCGGGGGATGGTGTTAAGTGCTGTCGGCCTGCTTGCTACCGGGGCCACAGCTTGACCAGGGTGAGCGCGACGCCGACGAGGAACCCGATGGTCACGGTACCGCCGAGAATCATGTGTTTCCACTTCATCAGGTCGTCAACCTTCGCCTTGATGCCATCCGTAGTCACGCGCAAGGCATGAATTTCCGCCCGTATTTCTCCAAGCGATTTTTGCATCTCCATGATGGAGTGAACAAAATGATATTCCGGATGACCATATCCAGGCACGCGCGGCGTTGACTCTTGGGCAGGCGCCGGCATGCCACTATCGCGGTCTTGCGGCTGGGGCGCGGTCATGATTCAAACCGTGTTTGTATCCATTCCCACATTTCTGTAGGGCCGCGACCGAAGTATGCCGTGATCGGCACTACCAAGGCGGGGCCAAGCATCGGCAGTTCCCCTGCGGCCTGTCCTGTGATGCCAATGTGGTTGGAAAGTTCGACGCTCGTCCCGGCGTAACGGATGAGCCAGCCACGATCTGCCGGCAGTTGGTAACGATCGACTGGTTCAGTAATCGCCCCCGCGACGGCCACATTGAGGGCGTCCGTTTTGGTGCTGAGTGGCGCGACGAGATAGACGGGCATGGTTCCGTGGTCTGGTGGTAGTGGCGCGTTGAGGGCGCGGGTGAGCGCAGCGCGGTGTTGTCAGCGATGTGATACTAGATACAGTGGTCCACAAACCGCGAAACCACAATATATAGATCACGTAATCACTTGTTTCGCAAGTGTCACTATAGCTTAGATTGCGCTTGATACGCCATGATGCAAGGGCGCAAAAAACCCCGCGGCGGCGGGGTGGGGACAATGACCAAAGCGTCAGATCAGAAGGTAAGGGCAAGGCTCCGGCTTTTTGGGACGCGCGGCGGCAAGCCTTCGATGAACGCTTCCAGCGTCTCGTTGCTCAGTACCTTAGCCCCAGCGGCAAGCATGTCCTTGGGCCATGTCAACGCGGGATCGCGCACGACAGCCTGGGTGATGTAGAGCAATCGCCCCAAGCGCAGGGCCTCCCATCCTTGCGACAAGGCCCCGCTGGTGTTGCTGGCTTCGATGATCACCGTCGCATCCGAGATCAGTGCCATGGTGCGGTTGCGCAAGGGGAAATTCCGTCGCTGCACGGGGACGCCCGCGGCGAACTGCGAGATCAGCAACAAGTGGTCGGTCCCGATCCGTTGCTGTAACGCTGCGTTCTCGCGTGGATAGCTCTGGGTCAAGGGGGTCCCCAACACCGCGATCGTCCGGCCACCCTGCTCAATGGCGGTGATGTGGGCCGCGGTATCGATGCCCTTCGCCAGTCCGCTGACCACCACCACGCCACGGGCGACCAGTTGATGTGCCAATCGACGCGCCCGGGCGAGGCCGAAGGGTGTCGCCTCACGGGACCCGACAATCGCGACCCGCGCCCCGGACGCTACGATGTCTTCGTGTCCTTGCACGTACAAGAGAGCAGGCGCGTGTTTGCGCTCGACCGCGTTGAACGGTCCGAAGAGTGTTTCGGCGGGGCAGGCGGTCATGTGGCAGGCGCGACCCCAGGCGTTTCGTCCTCGACGATCACTTGGAATTGCTCAATCTGCCGCGGCAGGTGCCATCTTGGCGATCAGGTCCGTGAGGCGGGGCGCATCCATGGTGGACGCAAAGGCCCAGCCTTGGGTATAGGTGCAGTCCGAGCAGACCCATCCGGTCGCCGTAGGGACAAGGCATCCGAGGTCGTGTCCGTTGTCATGGTGGCGTCCATCGCCGCGTTCGGGGCAGGTGTAGGGATGTCCGTAACGCTCGCCGCGTTGCAGTTCGTCCAGACGCGCGACCTGGTCCGGTGCCCAGGGAGCAAGTAGCAAGGCGGGGGTATTCATGCCGCTTCGGCCTGGATGATGCGTTCGGCGGCTTCGGCGGCACACGACACTGGGCGCACCGGCAAGGCTTGGCGATTGCCGGCGGCTTCCAGTTCGGCCAGGGCCTCGTGCAGGCGCGTGATGGCGCGCTCGGAGTAGGTGGGGTCATCGTCGTGGGGGCGGTATAGCAGCAGCTCGTGAGCGTCGATGGCGAAGAGCGAGCGGGAGCCCACGTCGCGCAACGCTTCCAGATCCCACAGCTTGGCCTTAGCGGCGCGGACCATGGCGCCAATCGCCGGCCCCGGCACCAGGCGGCTGAGTTGTGCGGCGAACCGCTGACCGACATAGTCGAAGCGGGTCTCGGCGCTGCCCGCGACCAAGCGCAGGCGGCGCGAGAAGTGCCCCTCCAGCGTGGGGCGTTGCGCCGTGACGGATTGGCGCACCTGGAGCAGCCAGCGGTCGCTGTCGCCGGCATCGTCGGCGGGCGCGGGGGTGGTGGCGGTAAAATCGGCGAGCGTGGCCAGAAAGGCATGGTTGCGGGCGACGGTGCGCAACATCATCGGCAGATCGGCCACGTGACCCATGGCGACGTGGCCCAACAGAAGCCCGTGCACCGGGGGGCGCCAATCGGTCAAGGTGCCCCCGGCGGCGAAGTGCTGTTCCAGACTGGCGATCCCGAGCCGCATAAAGCCGATCAGACTGTCGGCCTGCTCGCCAACCAGGCAACGCGCGGCCTGCAGGTGCAGCACCGGAGCTGTCCGATAGGCACCGTCAGCGCCGTGGGCGGCGACCGCGACACATAGCCGCTCCCCCGATCCCATAATGGGCTCCAGCAACAGGGCTGCGCCGGTGGCTGCGTAAGTGGGTCGCGGCGGGAACACGGATGGGTCGATGTCGAGATTCATAGATTGAGTTCCCCCTGGCGCCCGTGGCGCGCCAGCAGCGCGGGCAGGCAGTCGATGCGGCGTTCCAGGAAGGATAGCGTATGGGCGGCGCGCTCGACCATGCCCAGCGTGTGGCAGCGGGCCGCTTCCAAGGTTTGCTGAGGATCAATCTTGCGACATGTGGCCCCGAAGGGGGCGGCGTGCTTGCGCAGTCGCTGCGGGCCTAAGTCCCCTTCCAGGGCCAGCACGACGGCGGCGAGCTGATTGACTTCCGGATGCTCCGGATCGGGCACCGGGGCACCGGGCGGCCAGGCGCCCAAGGCGCGGGCATGGTCGATCAACAGCCACTGGTCGGCGGCATCCCAGAGCAGGTTGCCTTGGTTGCGGTCGGGGTTGGCGATCCACTCGTCAAACAGCGCGACGGTATGCAGTTGGGGCCAGGCGGCGAGGGCCGCCGTCAAGCCGGGAGCAGCGCGATCAAGATGATGGCGCAAGGAGGGCATCCCCGCGTCTTCGCTGCCCACCAAGAGGCGGCTGCCGATCCAGGCCGCGGGGTCATGTACCAGAAAGACCCGCGGGACCGGAAGCCCCAAGGCGCTGCCCAAGACAGCGCACAGGCATTCTGCAAGGATTTCGCCGGGCGGGGCCTGTTTGACATAGAGGCGCACGTCGCCGGTGGGCGTGAGCGCGTCGCCATACCACAAGGGAGTCACGTTCCCCAGGTCGCCGACCGGCCGCGGCTTCAAGTACAGGGTGGCAAAGCCGACGGGTTCCATGGTTACTCCTTTCGGGCAAAGCGTTCCGCGATTTGATTCAGCAACGCCACATCGGCCTCGGTGAGGCGCCCGGCATCGGCTGCGGCGGCGATTCGCTTTATGGCATCGAGCGAACGGGGAGAGGCGCTGGCCATCAGGGTGTCCAGATTGTGCGCCTTAGTCCCGCCCGGCGGGGCGTCCGGCGCGGGGGCGGCCGGAGATGTAGGCTGGGTAGTCTCGTCGTTGGGCTGATCCATCCATCCTGTAGGCAGCCGCAGACATCGTTCGATATGACGGGCTAGTTTTTCTCCCATCTCTCTATGTCCGCTCAGGTATTGCCAGATCACAGGAGGTGTTCTATGCACCAGGAGAGCAAACGCCGCCTGGTTGCCATGGGCGCGGGTGTCTACCAATAGCCGAAGGCGATCACGTCTGGACATGGCGATACAATAGCAAGCGCTAGTGTAGCCCTGGCTATTGCAATATGATGTAGCTAAGGCTATATTTTTGAGCATGGATATTCGCACTTACTACGATTCGTTGCCGAGCGGTGGCCGGCGGTCCCTGGCAAAGGACCTGGAGATATCTCCTGCGTATCTATATCAAATGGTTACGAATAAACGCCCGGTTGCGCCAACGCGGTGTCTTGCTATCCAGGCCGCCACTGAAGGCGCCGTAACGGTCCACGACCTGAGACCCGACATCTTCGGCCCCGCCCCCGGCGTAGTGCCGGACCAAGGGCAGACGGCCAGTGAGGATGAGGCGCTGACCGTCGACCGCCGCCGCACCGACCGTCGCATGGATGACCGGCGCCACCCGGCCGCGACGGACGAAGGCCCCACCGCATGACTTCGAATCACACCTTGGGCTCCTGTCGTCCCTGTGTGATTGGCGATGCACCGCCCTGGGCATGGCGGTGTTCACGGAATCCCGCGATGGCCGCGGGCGCACGCCTGTTCTGCCCCAGGGTGGAGCCCACCACGACGTCTCGCGCTGCGCCACCAGCGCCCCTTTTCCCACGGAACGGCCCCGGCCGGTCCGCTCCCCTGTCCTCCTCGTCGCGTACGCCGCGACAGCGGTTGTCCGCGGCGGTCGCGCCGCGGGCTTTTTGTGTCCTGTCACGTGTGCGCCTGGCCACTGGGCCGGGTGCGGATAGAAACGCCCCATGGACCCCGAAGCTGATTTGCATGTCGCTGAAATCAAAGTCCGGCTCTTGCCGGGCCAGATGGCCCGGCTGTGCGCCTTGGCCGCCGCCCGCGATGCGCCGCGGGCCGTGGTCGCGCGTGAGCTGATCGTGCGCGCCCTGGCCGCGCTGGAAGCCGAATTAGATCAATCAATGTTGCCCGAGCGAAGGGCCGCTTAGCCCCTGGCTCAGACCTAGCGAGGCCCCGTGATGGACATACCGCCGACCGACCCCGCAGAGGCCCTTATCGGGCCTGCCGATCTCGTCCTCCGTGATGGACATTTGATCATCCGTGATCCTGACCTGGTGCAGCGGCTGAGCCGCCTCGCCGCGGAGTTGGACACGACGCCCGACGTGTTGGTGGCCCGGTGGCTCAACCGCTTGCTGGGAGATGCCTAAGATGGCGTGGTGGCAGCGTGACCGGTGGTGGCTGCTCGATCTGGTGATCTGGGCGGGCGTGCTGGGGTGGGGACTGGTCGAGGGGGTGCGGTCATGACGCCGTATCCCTGGACCCCGCAGATCGATGCCGAGATCATCGCGGCGCGCGTCCGTGGCGAGCTGCTGCGCGTCATCGCGGCTCGGCTCGGCACCTCGCGCACGACGTTGAGCCTGCATTTGCGCACGCTCGATCCGGCGCTGGTGAGCAAGCCCCGCGGCGCGTCGTGGGGTCAGTACCCCAAGCCGGGTCCGGAGCCCACGGCTCCCGCGGCCCGTGGGCCGCGCCCGGTACAGAGCGAGGTCAGCGCGGCCAAGCGGGCGTTGGAGGCGTTGCGTCAAGATGCCGGTTTGGACGCGAAGGCGGCCCGTGATGCGCGCCTCGCGGCGAAGCGTGCCGAGAACGATGCGCGTACGGCCGCCGCCCATCAGGCGCGGATGATCGAGCATCAGCTTGGCGTGCGGACCTGGGAGCGCTTGGCGCGGAAGCATGTGAGGAGCGCATGACAACGCCAGAGTCGCCCAATCTGGCCGCGGCGCTGGCCCATGTCCGGGCTGGCCGGCCGGTGTTCCCGTGCGGTCAGGAACGCCGACCGGCGATTCCGCGAGACGCCGGAGGCAATGGCTTCCACGACGCCACGCTCGACGAGGCGACCGTCCGCACCTGGTGGGCCACGTATCGCCGCGCACTGATCGGGATGCCGACCGGGGCGGCGGTATGGGGCGGCATCTTCGTGCTCGACGTGGATGTCAAGAAGGGTGCCACCGGGCCGGCGACGGTCGGGATGTTGTGTGAGGTGTTCGGCGCCTTGCCGACCACGGTGGAGGCGATCACCGGGTCCGGTGGGCGCCATCTGTATTTCCGTCACCCGCTCGACGGGCGGACGGTGCCAAACAAACAACACCGCTTGGGCCTGGGGTCGGAGACCTGGGGCACGGGCGGCTATCCGGCGGTGCCCTTCGAACGCGCGCCCAATGGCCAGCTTGAAACGCCGGGGCTCGATGTGCGCGGGGACGGCGGCTATGTGATTCTGCCGGGGTCGGCGTTGGCGGCGGGCGGGTGCTACACCTGGGCGCCCGGCCGGGATCCAGAGTCGTGCCCGATCGCGACGGCGCCGCCCTGGTTGCTGGCGTTGGTGGCGGTCGATCCGCAGGCGGCACCTGTCCCGCGGGCCGCGCGGGGGGGGAATGGGCAGGACCACCCGCCCGCCGCGGCCTCCTCGTTCTTCGCGAAGGTGAACACCAAGGCGCTGGCCGCGCTGCCGGCGTGGGTGCCGGTGCTGCTGCCGGCCGCGCGGTCGTATCACGACGGGTACCGCGTCACGTCGAAGGCGCTCGGGCGGGATCTGGAAGAGGATTTGTCGATCATTCCGGCCGGGATCCAGGATTGGGGCGAGGAGCGGGGGAAGACCCCGATCGATCTGGTCTTGGAGTGGGGATCGCCAACCACGCCAGCGGAGGCGGCCCTGTGGCTGTGTCACCAGATCGGCATCGATCCGGTGCATCTGGGGTGGCGAAACCGCTCACCGGAGTCGGCGCCGCCTCCTGCTGGGCAGGAGGTCCCGCCCTCGTTTGATCCGGAGCAGCCGCTGAACGGGTGGGCGGTGTGTCTGGATGAGCATGGAATGCCGGTCGATGCGCCCACGGGGCCGGCTGAGGCGGCGCCGTCCGGGCCGCCGCCGCCTCCTCCTGCCGCTGGGGCGCCCGGCGGACCGGATGCGCCCGCGGGACGCCCGCCTTGGGCCGATCGGTTGATGTATACCGACAAGGGGGTGATTCGCGGCACGGCCTACAATGTGCGCGAGATCATCGCGAACGTCCCGGAGTGGACGGGGTGTCTCGCCTATTGCGATTTCTCACAGCGGATTATCGCACGAACGGACCCGCCGTTTGCGAACGCTGCGCGGGGGGAATGGACCGACGCGCACGACACCGAATTGCGGCATTGGCTCGCGGAGCGTTTCCGCTTCGAGCCGAAGAAGACCGACATTGCCGACGCTGTCCTTGGCGTGGCCTTGGCCAATCGCTTTCATCCGATTCGCGACTATCTGGATGCGTTGGTGTGGGATGGACGCCAGCGGCTGCATACGTGGTTGCAGGTGTATCTGGGCGCGGGGCACGCGCGGGATGATCCCGGACTGTCGGATAGTGCCCTCGCGGAGCGCGATCGGTATCTGTCGTGGGTCGGCACCTGGTGGATGATCCAGTCAATTGCGCGGATTCGTCGACCCGGATGCAAGGCGGATAACGTCTTGATCCTGGAAGGGGAACAGGGCGTGCTGAAATCGACCGCCTTGAAGGTGCTGTATTCGCCGGACTGGTTCTCGGATACGCGCATCGATATCGGCTCGAAAGATGCGATGTTGGCGATGCAAGGGGTGTGGTGTATTGAACTGGCCGAATTGGATGCGATGAACAAGGCGGATATGCGTACGGCCAAAGCCTATTTCTCGTCGTCGGAGGATCGCTTTCGGGTGCCGTATGGGCATCGACAGGCGCGGTTTCCGCGCCAATCCGTGATGGCCGGCACCACCAACCAGTCGGAGTATCTGTCCGATCTGACGGGCAATCGGCGGTATTGGCCGGTGGCCTGTGGTGACATCGATATCGTCGGTCTTGGTGAGGTCCGCGATCAACTCTGGGCTGAAGCCCAGATGCGCTTTGCCCGCGGGGAACGGTGGTACGCGGAGACCGACGAAGAGAAGGCCGTGCTCGCGGAGCAGCAAGGCGACCGGGTGGCCGGGGACGTGTGGGAGTGGCGGATACAGTCGTATCTGGCGCGGCGCCTGGTGGGGTTACGACCGGAGCAACGCGCCCAAGTCTTTGTTACGATGGACGCGATCATGGAGAACGCGTTGAGCTTCACGGCGAAAGACATGAAGAAGCCGGAGCAAACCCGGGTGGGGATGATCGTCCAGGCGCTGGGATGGCGCAACACCCGACCACGACAGGACGGGGAGCGGGTGCGAGGGTATCGGCCAGGGCCGCGGGCGCTGGCAAACGGGGTCAACGGGAGTCAAACGACGGGAGATGAGCATGACCCGATTGATTTTTGAGGGTGCGGTCCACGAAGGTCGGACCGAAAAACAGAGGTCGGACCGCTGTATCATCTTGATTCTGTTGGCCTGGTCCAACCTAACCCGACCTGTCCAACCTTTTTGCGCTCCCGCGTGCATGCCCGCCCGCCCGCCCGCGTACGCGCGCATACGCACACACGCTATACGTTGGACAGGTCGGGTTAGGTTGGACCACGTTAACAGGGGCAATGGGTTAGCGCGGTCCAACCTAAAAAATCTGGTCCGACCTTCGTGGACCGCGGACAAAAGGGAGGTCGATGATGCAGTGGCGGCAAGCGTCGTCGTGGTATCAGGTCAGCGACTGCGGCTACACGGTGTCGAAGTCGGTGGGTGCGGACGGTGCGCAGTACTCCGCCTGGGGACCGGATGCGGCAGAGGGGTGGAGCTATCGGGAGTTCGCCAAGGGTCGGTGTGCGCATTGGGCTGGCGAGCAATTACGGGAGCGCTATCGGATCGGGGAGCCCGTGCCACAGCGATACGCGCTGCTGGGGTGTTGCACCACGGTGGCCGCCGCGCGGTCGCTCTGTACGGCGGCTGCGGGCGCTGAGTCATGTTCACAATCGCCACCGATGCCGATAGCCTCGCCCGCGAACTCGAAGGCATCGCCGCCCGCCAGATCCCCAACGAACTGAAGCTGGCGATCAACCAGACGGCCAAGGCCGTCCTCGTGCAGGAGCAAGACGCGATCCGGCGCCTGTTCGATCACCCGACCCCGTTTGCCGTGTCGGGCCTGCGGGTGACCCAGTGGGCCACCGAGGACCGGCTGAGTGCCGAGATCGGCTTCAAGGACGTCTTTGGTCCCCAGGGCAAGGCCGTGGAGCGGGCGCTGATGCCCCACGTTCCTGGGTTCGCCGCGGTGCGCGAACCCAAGGGCGCGGAACGCTGGCTGATCAACGCCGGCTTTATGCAGCGCGGGGAGTACCTGGTGCCCAGTCGCACCATGAAGCTCAACAACTACGGCAATGTGCCCGGTCCCCTGATGCAGAAGATGCTGGCCGATGTGGGGGCCTACAGCAACGCCCGCGGCTTCACCTCCACCACCAAGACGCGCAAGGCGCGCTACGTCTTCGGCCAAGTCCGCGGCCGCAATGGGCGCCTGGTGAAGGGCATCTGGTGGGTCGAGGGGGGGCGCGACAACATGGCGCGGGGTCGGTGGAAGTTGATGATGCCCGTGGTACGGGCGCCCGCCTACCAACGGCGGGTCGCCTTCCCGTTCTGGGAAATCGCCGACCGCTTTGTCGAGGAACAGTTTCCAAAGTTTCTCGCAGCAGGGCTCGCCAAAACCTTTGCCCGTGCCGAATCCGCTAGAGGGGGCCGCCTTGGCAAACCTGTCTAAATCATTGATCACGGGTCCTTTCCAGCCTTCCGGTGTGCGGGTAATTGGAAC